CTACACCTTTACCTTTTATATCTAACAAGTGATGATAGTCAGTAGGTAGTATGACCTTTACTTTGTCATATCTTTTATTCTGTGCAAGTATCTCTTTGACTACTTCAAAGTGCATCATATCAGAGTTGTCTAGTCTATCTGACAATACTTGTCCTTTACCAGATCGTGTCATCTCTCCGTGATTACCACCAATACCACATACTGTTAGCTTGTCTGCGTAAGGTAAAAATGTATCAATAGTTTTCATAATTAATCTTCTTGCTAATTGATACTGTTGTGATAGCGATAACTCTATGTTAAAAGGCATAGAACTATAGAAAGATTGGTCACAATTTTCTGTAAGATCGCCTAAACCTAGTAAATATATCTCATCTATCTCTGTACCTGTCTTGCGTAGTGCCTTAACTTGATTTACACCCTTAATTAGAGCTTCCTCGTAGCGTTTAAGGGTATTTTCAACGCCATAATCAGCTTTACCTAACTGCCAATCAGCCATTGTCCATACAAATGCAGTATCACCACCATAATTTGTGTCTTTTAACTTAGGTTTCTTGATGTAATCTTTAAGAAGTTTGTCAAAGTACTGGTCTAATGCAGGATTCTTACGCTTTACAACCCCTTTAAATGCAAAAAAGGTGGTCGTTCTGCCACCTTTTAGCTGTCCTTCCCAGCTACTAGCCTTTACATTACCTTCAATGGTAAAGTATTTGGGATCAAATCCCCAACCTTTTAGTATTTCATCATACTTATTCTTGTAATCAGGGTCAGTACCTACATAAGTTACTTCACCTTTGCCTGTCTTTTCATCAAACTCTATTGATGGTTGCCAACCAGACTTGTAATAATTATTACCTAGTTCCTGTGTCATATTTAGCCCTTTCTGTTGTGCTAATTATACACAGGATATAGGACAGAATCTACTTAGTGATTTGTTTTTTAGCGTATGTCTTGACAACTGCTAGTGCAGCACCACCACCAGCTAATGCAGCTAACTGAAGTGTTTCAGCTTCTACACCAACTAATGGAGCAACTGTTAACGCACCTATGAACGCTTCAATAAAGGTCCAAGCAGTACGCTCAATCATATCTTTGAGTTCTTCACTCATTTTATACTCCCACGAATCAGACCAAGGTGTCCACCATACATCCTTCTTGAATGTACCATCCTGGTTTCTTGCTCTTTTCAATCTTTCAAACATTATGTTATCAATCTCCCTTTCAACATAGCATTACCTGTCAAAACATTACCATTTATTTCCTGTAATTTATCATAAACTGTGGTAGCTAAAACAGTATGATCTTTAGCTTTGTTATCTACATCTTTATTTAATAAATTGTTTATTGTTGTGTATTCTATGCTGACATCTTTACCTTGTAGTAATTGACCTGCTACTTTTGCATACATTTTTTTGTATGCCACAGTACTACTGCCGATAAAGCCATCTTTACTTATCTCTAAATCTTGTTGTGTTTCTCCTACAATTAAACAACCTGATGTATGTTCATCAGTATTGCCTGTGTGTATAAGTATATAGGTAAAGTTAGGCACATCTTGTATATGCAACATACCATAGTGTGCGTTCTTATATCTCTCTGTATATTTAGCGTGGAAACCACCAGTCTTTCTAAACTTAATATCATATGTACCTTCTGGTATGCAGGTTTCGTGCATTACCTTTACTGCTTGGTACTGATCCTCTAATGTATAGCACTCAAAAATACCATTTATAAATAGCAACCCATTAGTTGCATCTGTTCCAAATTGTGTTCTAACTACAGTTAACTTCACCTATACCTCCATATTTACTATTACAAATAGTTATATGTGTACCTGCTTCATTAATGTAGGTTACACACATTATCTACCACCACAGCATCCACTACCACAGCAGTCCATACTATTCTCCTTTTCTAAAACTAATGGTCAATAACCAAATAGCTAATGTAATTATAGTAGCTAATCCTGTAACTTGCTGTGCAGAACCAGTTAGTGTAAGCGTAGCAATAACTAAACCAACCAAAGTCCAACTAAGGTTAAGTGTTTCTTTTATTGCTTCTACATACCAGTTCCAAAGTTTGCTAATCATAGACTTCTCCTAAATACAAAAGCTGCCATACTAGCTATTCTAGTCAAGATTACAGGAACTACGACCTCCTGTGCTTTTTCTTTTTGGTCTTGTGTCATATCATCTCCTAAATTGCTTATAGTTATACCTTCAAAATCTAAATCTACAAATGTTTCTATTGGATTTTCTAAAAATGCTTCGTACTGTACTTCTGTAACTACATCAGCAAGTGTGTAGTTCTCTACATCTGCATTTTCTACAGCTCTTTGTACATATTCCTCTACTGCTTCAGCTACGACTTCATCTTCTTTGACAGCTTCAGCAATAATCTCAACATCATCTTCTTCTACTTGTAATACTTCTGCTACTACTGCAACCTGTTCCTCTGTAAGTTCCTCTACATTTTCTATAGCTTCTTCAACAACAGCTTGTACAACTTCTTGTACTTCCTCTGTTGCTTGATCTAAGTTTTGTACACCAATGTCATTAACTTGTTCTATAACTTCTATGACTTCTTCAGTAGTAACTTCTTCTATGACAATATCTTCTATGACTTCTTCTACTTCAGCAACCTCTACAGCTACTTCTTCTTCTGTGAGTTCTACAGGTTCTATGACTTCTTCTTGTATATCCTGGTCTTTGACATCTTCCTCTTGAACTGTATCTTCTCTGATGATGTCATCTCCTGGTATCTCTTTATCCAACTCATCTTCTATAATTTCTTCCTCAATAATTATTTCTATTTCTTCTAGTAGCTCAATAACTTCTTCTTCAATAATAAATTCTTTTTCAAGTTCCTCAATGTCAATCTTATCTTCCTCTTTAAAAGTATTTTCTTCTTCCAAAGGTTCAAGTTCTTCCACTTCATCTTCAAGCTCCAGTTCCAGTACCATATCATCATCATCAGGAAGTTCTTTTTTGGTATCGTATTCTTCTTCATCAACAATAATTATAACTTCTTCTTCTGATTCTTCTTCTGGTATATCACAATCTCCACGATTTATTTGTGCATCAGTCATATAACAACCAAACTTTTCTTCGTTAGCTTTACGCTCATTGTCACGCTCTACTGTGCCATCTTCTAGTTCGTGTTCTTGATATTCACCAACAGAACCATCTTCCATTACAACCTCAAACTTTTCAGGTTCAGGTGGTGGAGGTGGTGGTTCAGGTGGTGGTGGTGGCAAAGTTGTAGTAGTTGTTGTAGTTGTTGTAGTTGTAGTAGGCATAACATACTTAAAAGATATGTCATCTAACAATGACCAGTCATTAATTGTTATGGTAAAACTTTCTATAAAAGTATCTAAAGTATCGTAGATATTATAAACAATTGTCTCTAACATAGTCTGCAAGTTAGAGTTACTTTGTGCTTCTAATACATTCTCTTGTGTTGTTTCATCTGTATGTGTATAAGTAACTGTACCTTCATTGTTTAATGCACCTATAGTAAAACCTACTTCGTATATCTCTATGTCTAGTTCTTCTTCATCTACTGTGGTAGTCTCAGGTAATATAAATGTGTAATCTTCACTATCGTTGCCGTGTTGGAAGTAATGTAAGTTCATACAAAAATCTGTACAACCAAACTGTCCATCATAATTATCATCAATAACTATATTGTTCTCTACTTCATTACCATCAAGATCTAACTCATCTTCAGGTAACTCTATATCAGTAGCTTGTTCGTAAGTAGGTACAGTTGTAGTAGTTGTAGTAGATGTTGTAGTTGTTGTGGTAGTTTCTGTAGTTTCTTCTTCTAGTTCTTCTTCCTCTATAGGAGGTGGACCATCAAAGGTTTCTACTTCTTCTGTTTCTCCTGGGATAGTAGTAGTAGTAGTGCTAGTAGTAGTAGTGGTAGAAGTATCTGTAGTATCTGTATTGTTTTCATTAGCATATAAAGGTAATGGTAGCAGTAAAAAAACTGCGAATAGAACTCGCAGCATTACATTACAATAGCTGCAACAACCCCACCAAGTGCTACAAGTAGCGTTAATACTTTGTAAAACTCTGCTTTATCTAGTTTGGCATCTAGTTTTTCTTCTAATCTGTCTAGTCTATCAATGACCATATTGAGTAATTCTTTCTGTGTGTAGCCATTGTTGTTTGTCATTTATGGTAAGTCCTCTGGTCTTGTTATCCAATCCCATTCCTCATCCCAATCGTAATCTATAATAAGTGTTTCAGATGTGCTTAAATACTGTAGTAATCTAAATAATTCTTTTACAATAAATCCAAATATAAATCCAACTAGATAATCCATAATTGGATTGTATCATAGGATTATTTATTAGCTAGGTTTTGGATTGTCTGATTTAACTTTAGCTATGTGGTCTTTCCATGTAGTTGTACCATTTAACAAGTCTTTATATTGCATATCAAGTTGGTCTCCAATGAAACCATACGCTTCTTGTCTAGCTTCTATATAACCAAATTGTTGAGTATTCCATTTTCTATTAG